TGAATCTTTCTCTTCCAATCTGTGTAGTTCTGCTCTCCGTTTCTAACAATTTCTCCAATCCAAAGAGATTGTGGGTCATCTGAAGTAACAAAATTAGAAACAAAAAAGTCAACAACTTCTCTATCATCTTTTTGTCGTGATAACTTCTCGAAGAAGAATCTATCGCGACGTTTATAGAACGACTGGATAGATGCTCGTGATTTACCACAATACTTGTGATAATCATACGATTCTCTTGTGAAATGATTCTTTAATCCAAGATAAGATTTATAAGTATCAAACGGAGTCACTTTAGGAATCATAAAGGGAGTTTAGCATGTGATGTACGTTTCAACAAATTCAATTCCATCGCTTCACACTTAAGTTTTTCCTTAAGTGGTTTAGAGATCAGTTTAGGAATTGATTCAACATCAACACCATTTTGTTCACAGAAATGAACAATGGCATCAACATATTTCATGTCCTTGTTCTCAAGAACAATGTGTTCAATTTCATCTGCAAACTTTCGAGAACAATAAAACTTTTGTTCAAAAATGTCTTCAATACTTTTATTATCCTCAGGTTTTGGCATGTTCCTGTAATTTGAAGTTAACAAATTCTCTAATATATTTGTCGAGAAGACCAATGTATTTTCTCTTATCTCTTTCTTCATAAACTACACATTCTCCATCCTCACAGGACATGATGATTACAAATTTCTTTACCATTATACCAGTCATTTCATACAACATGCAAGCATAAGCGGCACATTGAACAAAATAGTGATCAATCCATTCTCTCTTTTTGGGTTTCTTACTTGTCTTGAAGTCAATGACAGCAAGTTCACCTTCAAACTCAGCAATGCAGTCAACTGTCCCTGCCACTCCAAGTTCTTTACTAAAAAGTGCTTGTTCAATGGCATGAATATTATCAATCTTATTCAGATCAGGTTTAGCCTGTTTGAATAAAAACTGTGAAAGAGGTTGAACTTCAGGAAGTTCCTCATTCTTCATATAATGTTCAACCAGTGTGTGCATGTCTGTACCACGACTGGTTGATTGTTTGGTAATTTTGTTTGCTTCTTCATTACCAACGCGTTCTCTCCATTTACGGAAGATCTCACGATTGTAATGACTGATAATGGATGTAATGGAGACTAATTTGACCCCATCAGGTGTATCATAGTATCGAACATCACCTATATTCTCACGATTGAGAACAGGATAATCAATTTCAATGTGATTGAACATTACATACCAAGTTCAAGTTTAGCAACAATGTACTCTTTGACGAGTCCAGAACGACAGATGTCTTCTGCATTGAATTCTATTGTATCAAAAGATGGCATGTTTGTCAAAATTCTCATAAAGTCAACAATACCATTCTTTTCTGATGTTTTAATCAAATCAGTTTGAGTGGCATCTCCACAGAACATAATCTTAGAACTTTCACCAACACGAGTGATAATTGAGTCAAGTTCATGGAAGTTGAGATTCTGGAATTCATCAACAATCAAGATACAATTATCAAGAGTTGTTCCTCTGATAAAGGATGTACTCCAGAAACTAATAGTTCCTTGAGTTTTCAGATTACCATACAACATCTCAAAAGAGTTATCATCTGGCATCTCAAACATGTACTTAACCATGTTCTTATAAGGAATCTGATAGATATCAGATTTGTCTTCATGATCACCTGGAAGAAATCCAATCTCCCTTGTGGGTACAAGAGACCTCACAATGTAGATCTTCTCGTAGGGGGTGTTGGGATCTAAAACATCTTTAAGGGCGTTGTAGAGGGTAATAAAAGTCTTACCTGTGCCAGCCACACCATATGCAACCATGTTTTGATTGTCCTTGTACTTATCAAAGAACAATTCTTGATTTGGTGTGATAGGATCAATTTCTCTGATGTAATCAAGATTGATGGGTTTTTTCCTTTTCATCACTCTGTTACTAGTTCCAAAAGGAACTGGATTTTCTCTCTTCTTTCTTGCTGGCATTCGATCAATCGTAGTGTTTTAGGTTACTTCCTGGTTGTTTCTTAGCTGAAGAAATAACATCTTTCCAACCAGGATGTTTTGTGTAAAGCTTACCAAATGGGTCACCCATTTCAAGTCCCATTCCTGGTGCATTTTCTGGCGTATAAAATCTCTCCCAGTCAGGATTGTCTTTACGCCATTGATCCCAGTCATGAACACTCATTTTGACTTCTTTAGTCTCACCTGTTTCTTTATGTTTAATTGGATATGTGGCCAAAATTTCACCTCCCGTCAATACAAATGTTTGTAGCCTGATGCTCTTCTGTGTCTAATAGCAGATATTAAAGACGCACCTACACCGTATTTATTACTTAATGTAACACCCCTTTCTGTGCTTGACATAATCTCTTTGACTTGTTCATCAGTTAATTTTCTCTTTGTCTGACGCATTCTTTCAATTGCCTCTGGACTGCAACACACTCTCCCTTTAAGTGCATCGCTTCGTCTCTTCTTATGCAACTCTGTTTGTTTTCTCCCCATCATAGCCTTCCGTTTCTTTTCTTGTGTCTCTGGCCCTTGGTATGCACTCTTACCACCCAATACAGATTTAAGGTGTAGAATTTCTTCTTTTCCTATCCGACCTGATAACGCCTTCCATGCAATGTAGTCTTGTTGGTTTCCCTTTCTTGACCACTCTGCATAGTGCCACATGCTATGTTGTGTAGGTGTTAGTTCTATTAGGTTTTCTTTTAAGTTACTACCACCTTCATAACGAGGGATAATATGATGCTTGTGTTTCATATTTCTATCCAGTCATAAACTATTTATAACAGGATAGAGTTTATGCAAAATTTATTACCAGTCTAATGCCTGAGCAATAACTGGAAATTGTTCGACAAAGATCTTCTTACAACCTTGTGCGATTTCCATGTGTTCCTTTTGTGTACCATGACCTCCTCTAAGGTCAATATAATGAATCCATGAGCGAACTGAGCCACTCATATAGAGTCTTGTAGGAGTAGCGAGAGGAAGTACAAAGCGAGCACACTCCTTTGCCACTCCACACTCAAGCATCTGTTGATATAGATTATAAGAGGAACTGAACAATGTGTTCATTTGTTTTTCAAGTTTATCAACCAATTCAGGATCAAGGTCATCAATACTATTTTGACGATTCTTGGTGTCTTGACGACGAAGTTCAGGAAGTTGAATGTTACCTAAAAAGGTTGAATCTGCATATCGTTGTGAAAACTCTTGAAATGTGAAACTGCGGTGCCGAAGCACTTGAGCAGCAATTCCACGAGATGTTTCAATTTCAATGGTCATGAACGCTTGTTCAAAAATTGACCAATGTTGATGTTTGATGCAATACTTCAAAAGTCCTGCATAATTGTCATTTCCTTGATTTGTAGGATTTGACACTCTTGCACAATATGCAATGTGGTTTTCTGCATCAGGTGTTACTGATACAAGTTTAGTTCCAGCTTTCATTGTAGATTGTTCGTTTGTGTTACTTTCTTCCATTACATTCATTACAGAAATATGACAATTTGTATGTAAACGTTTTTACAGTTTGAAAATATTCATTGGTTAGTGGATATTCAGTCTTGCACTTTGTGCATATTCTCTTGTTTACATTGTTTTCTAATTCTTTTGAGTTCTTTAAATTGAAATTTGATTTTGTTGTATGCTTCTTTTGAGCATATCTTTCCAGAAATCTCTTGGGCACAAATAATTTCAACTTGGATACCAAAGTTCCTAATTGCCTTCTCATAATTATCCAGTTGATAGACCATTTGTCTTGTTCTTCCCCTTAAAATAAACTTCAAAATATTGTGTCAAACCATGAGTGATTTTGTTCCCTTGTGAGATCCAAGTATCAACACACTCATAGATGTCTTGTGTGGTGTAAGTTTGTTCTTCAATCCTTACACTTCCATATTTATTTAATAAAACAGAAAGGCATTGACCTCTCAATTTTAACCTATCATCTGTGTATCTCCAATCAGAACTCGTCATCTTCAAATACCTCATCATAATCGGGAAGTGGGGGCAAATCCTCTTGAAGTCTACTTGTGTAAGCCTCCACATCAGAATAGACCTCTGCCTCAAGTGCATCAACAAGTAACTTGAGATTTCTGACAATTAACTTAAGTTTGTCTCTTTCCATAAAAAAAGGGGGACTATTCCCCCTATTATAACATTATTTGTGCAGGTGACAAAGTCACTTACTATAAGTATGACCACGATAACAGAATGTTCCGTGAGAATCGTTTGTAGTATCACAATGTACATCATACTCAACACCACGATATGCAGTGTGAGAGATTTGTGCATCGTGAAGTGCAGATGCCTTTTGAATCTGCTTCTTAATTAAATGAAGTGTGTTCATGAGTTTACTCCTGAAATACTAGGGTGAGTTTTAAATCTCCCGTTCCTTCAGTCGTTTGCGGTTTATAAAAATCTAAAAGGGGCCAAAAATATCCAGGATAATTTTTTGCCCTTTTTTTGAATCAAGGGCCAGCTTTTCCTAGACAGGCATCATAGTGTCTTCCCACTAGGTTTTGGATGATACGTTTCTTTGACGTAGGAGTCAAGTGATCGTATTCCATGACCACTTCCACCACTTCTCTCACTTGTTCACATGACATAGAGGGACCATTATTTTCAGCATAAACTGAAGTGGTTCCAGAAAGTGATGACAGTAATAAGAAAATGGGAAGAGTGATGATTTTCATAAACTGAACGATCCGTTCCGCGACTTACTTGCGACCCACTGAAGTGGGTTGAACGATGGTGTTATTATAACACCTCAAAACTTATTTATCAATAATGTTTGATTTTCTTAACCATTCTTCAATCATCAAAATCCCTCTTGTCTTGCTTCCTCAATCATCTTAGAAACAATGTCCTCTGTTCCATCCATTGTCTTGATTGCAAACAAACTGGACTTCTGATACTTCTTAACCTTTTTGTATTTCTTAAGTAGTAATTGAACATGGTCTGGATTCATGTCCAGACCTTCAAATGAAATGTCAAATCCTTTACTCATCTTCCAATCCATTAAAGATTTTTGGATTTACTGTTCCACTTGTTTGAGTAATCTTTTTTAGATCACCTCTAAACTTGTCCCAGTATTGATCAAAGATTTCAACCTTTTTTGAGCTCATTACAACATCATAGGTCAATGTGCCATCCTTCATATACTCAACAAGATATGAGTTTGAAGGAAGTTTCTTATTCTTTGCATACTCCAAATCACAATCATCTTTGAGATGTTTTACTGATTCCATTACGAACGTCCTCCCCATTGAATGTCAGGAAATGCTGCTTCAACATTAGCTCTTGAGATCTTAAACTTTGCCTCAAGTCTTTTGTCTTTCACTAAACAAAGAATGTCTGCCTCATTAGGATGAAGACCTTCCAACATCTGAATAAACATTGACTCTCTACGAGTCTTGGAAAGACTATCATTACCTCCTTTCACAAAGTGATAGAGGTTCTTCCATTCCTTCCTGAGAGAGGTGTGATCAGTGCCCACAGGGACATCATTTCTGTTGAATGGAACCTCTCCATCAGGGATCATTGAGATGACAGTATCATCAAAGTTCCAAATCAAAACTGATGTCAAAGCATCAGTTCTATACTCTTTTAAAACTTCCACCTTTTTTGCATTTGATCTTTGTTTAGATGCAAGTTCCAAAATCTCAGAGATAAAAGGATTTGGTGGAAGTTTCTTCAGTGTTGATGTTGCCATAGTATCTTTTAATCTAATATCAGTGTAACATATTTATTGAGAGATTTCAATCATCAGTTTCCTCAAAATCATTTTCAAATCTTACTGCAAGAACTTCATCTGGAATGATTTGGCCATTCTCGTCAAACATCTCTGGATGTGTTGGAATAAACTTTGAATCTCTTTGAATTACATACTCTTTAGCTAACCAACCCACAGTTGTTCCAAGGATTAGAAACATCACTGAAAACATTACTGAAAATGTAAGTGTGACTGAAAGCATTTTTACTCTCCTAACTCTTTTTTACATCAAAATTGATGTCTAAGTTAAGATGAAACTCCCTCTTGAAGAGAGTGACCATCTTACCAAACTTTAAACTAAAAGTCTTTGGTGGTTCCCTCCTCTTTCTTTTTGTTCTTAACAACAATTCTGATCCACGATTAACTTGTGGTTCAGAATCATCTTCAAGGTTATTTAGAAGTTCTTTTTCGTCTTCCAGGTCTTCGTTCTTTTCCATATCGTTCTGCATCCATAAGAATGTCATTCAAATAATTTCTAATTTTACGTGCCTCTGGTTTACCTAAGTGACCATAAGCCTCTCTAAGTTGTTTGTGAATTTCATCAGAACCACCTTCAAGATAATCATCCAAATCAATGATTAAATAATTGATTTCCTGTGAAACTGAACTTGCGATGAATTCTTCCACATCTCCCTTAGTTGCTTTGCAACTCTTGAGATAATCATACATGTTAAACTTTAATCTTCCTTTGAATGCTTCATCTATAACATGCTCAAGGATGTCGTAGAATATAAAATGTTCCATCACACTAACTTTTGTTCTCTTAAATACTTAACTGTATCATTACACCCACCAAGGTTTTGTCTGTCGTTCAAAACAACTTGTGGAAATGTTGAGTCATTTCCAAACTGACCAATGAATTCCTCTCTATCGAAGTCTCTTCCCAGTTTATATTCTACATGTCTAAGTTCAGCAAGTTCTAAAACTTTCTTTACCTTGACACAAAATGGACATCCATCTTTTGAATAAACTGTAAAAGTCATAATAGTATTAAGAATGGGATAGAAATAGTTATAAGACTTATGATAAGACCCCCTGTCATTTCTAACAGGGGGCGAGTACTGTGATCAGGCATCTAATCTATCCCTTGCAGAAGGATCTTTTTTTAATTCTTCAATGAAATCGTTAGAGCCCAACATGGCTTTATATTCTGGATAAAATCTCTCCATCAATCGTGGAACGGCAAGACAACTTGGATATCCTCCCTTAATCCAAACCTCCTCACGATCTTCAAGGACAACATGGTTAAATGGAAACTGTCTTTTCATGATACATTGGTGAAGGTGATTCTATTATAACAAACCATCACTCATAAGTAAAGGTTTTATTCTTTACTTTTGTGTCAAATTCACCTGTTCTACCAGGTTTCATTTTACCAGTCTTGACTCTCTTACCTTCACCAGGCCATGACTTATTAGTTCCTACTAATGCTGCATCACCAGTCTTTCTTTTCTTGATGAGAACAGAGTCTTGGTTGTATTTTTTACCCAACTTGGTTATTGCTTTTTTAAATTTCTTCTTACCCATCTTTCCACTGGATACCACATGGGATCTCTCACCCACCTTCTTCTCTTGTGGAGTTCCAGGGTTCTCTGTATACCTTCCAGAAACCTTTGTAGCACCAGGAAGACCTGCTCCTCTGATATCCTTGTCTAACTGTTTGGAACGTGCCTTATTCTCCTTTTTGGACTTGTCTCCTCTCTGAGCAGACATAATAGCCATTCCACCTTTCTTATCCTTTTGACGGATTCGATTGAGTGATGACTCTTGGAACTGTGCAAAGGTCTTCATCTTATCCAGACTTTTCTTTATTTATTTCTTGTGAATGTCTAGGATTGAATTCCTCCATTGGAAGAGATTTAGTAAGATCTCTACGTGATTGATTCTTGATGACAATGAATGCATCTTTGTTGTACTTACGAGTACCAATGGGTGATTGCCATTTTTCATTGTACTCCTCACCAACATCAATACCAGAGACTGAAGTACCACCAAATTCAACAACAATTTCATCAGAACAATCCCATCCAAGTCTCTTGATGTACTCTCTGACAGTGCTCTCAATTCTAATCATCAGTCCCTATAAAATCATATTTATCTGGTTCAGTATAGGGATTTGGACCTCCATTCTCCAAGTATTCCATATAGTATTTCAAACGTCTAGTAGCAAGTTGTTTTCTTTCAGGAGAATTTAACCACATGTAGTGATCAAACCACTCAAGGAATTCATTCAGAAACTTCTTCATTATTAGAGTAAAGGTGTTGATAAGCAGGAATCACATAAGGACCACCAAGTTCACAGTTGTTTTTGAGTGTGTCCTCAGAACTACCTTTCCAACCAGAATAACATTGGAAATAATGTGTTGGCATTCCTGTGACATCATCAAAACCATCTAGGTCATCATCAGATGTGACTGTAAGACTGTTGGCAACTTCATCAAGGAGACTAAATGCACGAGTCACTTCTTCTCTGTACTTCTCTTGACCAACAGCACAAGTTATGTTGTAGGTTCTATCCTCAATCAATTCAACTTCACAATTATCAGGGATTTCTGGAAGTGTGTACTTATCTTGAGCAAGAGTTGAATAAGTAACAGCGGAGGTTTCAGCCTCAGCAAAGTTATTTGCTCTGATGGAGGCCACATAGGGAGCAATGCTCATCAGCATCACTCCTGGCATCAGTGTCCCCATGATTGCCCCACTAACAGTAAGGGTGATAAGGTTCATGATTAGGACTCAGTAGGTGTTCCAGGAACTCCAGAAGAATCAATAGCAATAGTCCAGGTCACACCACCATCTGTAGCAGTGATGGTTCCACTGTTTGCACAGGTTCCAGAGACTGGTGATGCAGCAGTGGGAACTGTGTCTCCACTCAGTAGTGCCAGAGAACAAGACTTACTGAAGTTCACCAGTTCAGCCTTAGCTGCTGCAGCCTTGGCTTTGTTTTGTGCCTTTTGAAGTTCAGGAAGACCAACGGCACTCAGGATGCCAACAATGGCAACCACAACCATCAACTCAATCAGAGTGAAACCATTCATCTTCTTTTGACGCTTCTTCATGGCGTTCTGAAGAAGCTTGGTTTGAAAGTTAGTCATGTAAGAGTTACCTCTTTTGTTCACCTTCATAATTTAGAGCCTGAGGGGAGAAAACTCAAGAAGAAAATCCAGAGAGTTTTCTGAGGGTTTTATTAGAGTTGGCTCTGAATCCACTCCAACACATCCACTTTGGGTCTCCAGTTGAGGTTTTGTTTGGCTTTAGTGATGTCTGCAAGAGTCTCTCTCATTTCTCCAGGACGTCCATCTAAAAAGATCTGGTCATCTGAAATCAGGTTTGCAATTTCATTCACACTAAAGTTTTTTCCATAACCAATGTTGAATGTCTCACCCCATTGGTCAAGTTCCATGTGAGAAATGGACACATTGGCATTCACTACATCATCAACATGAATAAAATCCCTCCTCTGTTCACCATCACCAAAGATGCTCAGAGGTTCTTGTTTGCGTCTTGCCTTTAGGAACTTACTGATGACTGGTGCATAAGTCCCAACATGTCTTGCCCTTTCACCATAAACATTGGTGTAACGGAAAGAAACGGTTTTCAATCCATAAAGATAATGATAAGCTCTAACCAGTTGTTCACCACACAACTTACCAATTGCATAAGGATTCAATGGATCCTCTCTCATTGTTTCCACATTAGGAATTGGATTTTCATTTCCATAACATGCAGAAGTGGAAGAGTAAATGACTTTCTCAACTCCAGCAATTCTTGATGCTTCCAAAACATTCAGTGTTCCCACCACCTGTGTGTTTATGGTTGGAGAGGGATTATCAACTGATGCCTGAACACTAGCCTTTGCTGCAAGGTGATAAACATAATCCACACCCACAAATAAAGATGCAATAGATTGAAAGTCAGTGATGTCTACCTTGTGATTTTGACACTGATCATTCCAATAATAATTGTTATGTCCATCCGATGATTCATTATCAATAACAATAACCTGGTGTCCAAGTTCAAGAAGTTTGTCCACCACATGTGAACCAATGAACCCAGCACCTCCTGTAACTAATGATTTTTTCATGCACAAAAAAAGAGGGTGATTAACCCTCTCATCTTACCACACAATCTGGAATTTGTCAGATGTGTTGAAGCGGCGACGATATTCAGTTCTATTTATTCATCAGTCAAAGAGAAATACTTTGATTGTTTGTCCGTCATCCTGAAGTGATACTTGAACATTAGAGCATTCGTATCTTACAAATTCTCTTCCTTCACTAGTAATTACTTCAACACGGGTGACATCAGGATAGTTCTTTAGGAAATCTCCATTTGGTTGTTGGATGTCTCCAATTGGTTCTAAATCGTTTTCATCCCAAGGTTTTTGACCGAAGTTCTCATAATCAATACCAAGTGCTTCTAATGCCTTTTTGTCTTGTTCAGAAATAAGAAGTTCCTCTTCTGGTAGCATATCAAATGCATCAGAAATGTGTCCGTACTCTTCAATCATCTTTCACCACCTGATTCCATGCTTCTTTAAACTTACGGTCCCAGTTGTCAGTATAAACTGGCATGAAGGCATTTAGAGCATGGGCAATGTCATGTGCAGCATTTATACGATTGTTATCCATTGCCTCAGTCAGTTCTTCTAACATGAAACTAATTGTAGTAATGTTGGAGAATGACTCTTCCAACTTATTCATTACATCCCAGTGCTTACTTTCCATCATGCTACTCCGTTTGCGCTATCAAATGCATCAGAAATGTGTCCGTATTCTTCAGTCATCTTCATCATCCCACCTATCTTTGAGTCGATCCATTACTTCATCCATAGGATATGTCTCCACCTTGCCTAGTTCGATGTCTTCTACCATTTGCATTAGATGCTCTAGGAACTCTTTGGGATACACATCATCTTCATTTATTGATGCCCAGAACCATTCTACACATTCTGTTTCAGGGTCGTCCTCTTTCATGAGAGCATACCCATCATAGTCTGATGTCATTAGATTTGCCCAGATGCGGAATGTCATTAGCATACTCTGCCATCCTGTCATCCAACAATGACCAATCCAATACTCCCACCAGTTCATGGTAGTTCTATTTTTCTTTGGTGCTGTTCCTCTAACTGGTGTGCTGAACATCTTCACTTTCCTCTGGATAATAATGATCTACCCAATCTTTGTAGATATCCTGATCTCCATTCGCATCATTCTTCATGTAATCCCAGTTCCAATAACGCTCGATGAATCCAACATCAATACCAAATCGATGTACCCAGAACATGATACTCAATGTGCTGCCATTGCCTGATTTGATTTGAAGATAAGGCCAACTGGCATAATCATTCCAACTCACAGAACCTTGAAACAATGCCCAACCTTTAATGATCAAAAACTGAACATACCAATCATGTCCATAATCTTCACGATGCTTAAGTGTGATTAGTTTCATTTTTGGTTTCCTTTAGATAAAATTTCAAAGTCTTGAAACATACCATCTTTAAAATGAATACGGCATTCTGGCCAATCTTCCCATTCACCCTTCCAGTTCTCTGGATAGATTGTAACATATTTGGTAATGGGATATGGACTTACTTTACCATGAGTTCCGTTTGGAATCCACCGAAAGTTTAAGAGTGCTAACTTATCATTATACCCATCATCACCTTCTTTGAGTTCCACAAAGTCAGCAGTTTGCGTATAATCAATAATATAAAGTTGTCCATCAGGAGCAATCCAGTATTGGGTCATAGTGCCACCAATACCATCTTCAATATCTTTTGTTTGACAGTTGCCAGAGAAGTGCTCACCCAGAGGATAAGAACTTCTCACCCAGTCGAACATTCCCATTATACTACTCCATCAGCACTATCAACAAAATCACCTTTGATCTTCGGTTCACTACCAAAGTTCTTCTCATAATGAGCATTGATCTTTGCCCATTGAGCATCACGCTCTTTGAAGTCCTGGTATTTCTTCTCCAGGTCCTCATCCATGGTCAGTTCATACTCTTTACAGACCTTACGTTGATCTTCCTCACGCACACAGTCATTGAATACCAATGACATAGCACCAGAACGAATAGAAACAGGATCCATTCCTACACATAGGAGAAACTTTTCAAATAACCTGAAATACTGCTTACAGTTGAGGTCTGTTGCTGGTGCAGTGATTTTATAATGTTCTTCAGGGATAAAATCATCATCAGTCCAGGAGGATGTCCCATAGGTTGGTGTGAAGGTAGCATCAAACTTGAATTGAACTTCTGCTTCGTAAGTCATAAATCTGATTGCCTATGAGAGTATTATACAATAAAAAAGCACCCCATGCAAGGAGTGCTGTGACAGTTGTGGAAGTGGTCTTATTAAAGGTTTAGTGGGTTTCCTTTAATAAGT